AATCCTTTATGCTGCTATAGGAAAGTCGAGCGACTGGACATCAGAACCGTCCCCAGATACAGTCATCGAAACTGACCACGGACACCGCATAACTCAAAGAAACTTTATCGGCGCAAAGCGGATTACGCCAGCAGATGTTTCTCACGTGACCGACCGTTATGATTGGGAGTCTGGTACTGTTTATCCGATGTATCGCAATAATGTAGAGGCTCTTCCTGCGCAGAACTTCTTTGTTGTGACTAGCGATATGAACGTTTACAAGTGTTTGTTCAATAATAAAGCTGCTGCTTCTACTGTTAAGCCAACCGGACTACTGACAGATTCTTTTGAAACGTCTGATGGGTACGTCTGGAAATATATGTACACGATCAATTTGGGCGATGCTGAAAAGTTTTTCTCATCAGTCCACGTTCCAGTAAAAAATATTACAGGCGTGGCTGAATCCGCAGAAGATCATAGACAACTCTCTGTTCAAAATGCTGCAGTCGACGGTTCTATTGACGTGATTGAGACAAATATTCCTGGGGTCGGGTATAAGTTCGTGGACGAAGCTGCTGTAGAAGATGTCCCCGCCAGCGACCAATTGAGAATAGCTGGTTCGGATGTTGCTACTATTGAAAATATTTATAACGGTTCCAGCGTTTATGTTGTAAGCGGCACTGGCGCTGGCGGTCTTCGCAGGATCGTTGATTGGAATGCTGCCACTAAAGTATTGACAGTTAATACTGCATTTACAACATTACCTTCTACCGATTCTGTTGTAACGATCTCTCCGACTGTCACTATAGTCGGCGATGGTTCTGGTGCGCAGGCTTATTCTAAAGTCAATGCCACCACTGGTGCGATCGACAAAGTAACGATGGTGAATCGCGGTATCAACTATACATGCGGCTCGGCGTTTATCACGTCAAATACAACGCACGGTTCAGGCGCAACAGCTAATGTGGTAATTTCTCCGGCTGGCGGTCACGGTTCTGACGCTGTTCGTGAACTCGGAGGCGACAGATTGTGTTTGAACGTTTCTTTGGAAGGGGTTGAAGGCAACTCTGCAACCGGCAAAGGGTACATTCCAACTGGTGTGGAATTCAGATCTTTAAGTATCTTGAAAGATCCTATTCTTAAAGTCGATTCGGCCAACGCGCCTTCAGCTCCCGCTGTGGCGACAACGCTAAATAGTCCAAAGTCGTTGAGGTTGACTACAAAAACCAGAATCTCATACCAAGGTATGGTCTCTAATTTGCCCGCTAATCCGATCTCGGCTAAAGACATTCTCACAAATAGAAGAAATGCCTTGGCTGCCGAACTTGGTACTTTGGAGTTTGTTACAGAAATGAACCCTGATGTCAGGAGAGCAAATGCTTTGTCTAATGCTCTTCAAGGCGCCAACGCTGAAGTTGTTTTCATCGAAGATGACGAGAATTCTTCTGACGTTTCGCTGTACCATATGTATATAAATAATGTAAACAGTTATAGTAATTACGCTCCCTTCACTAAGGATGATATTATTCTCAAAAAGGACTCCTCAGACGCAGTTGCTGTTATTGAGGCGATAGACGGTCCAGAGGCTAACACGCACTCTGGGGAAGTGTTATATACTGAACATGTACGGGCTGTAACCAGAGCGGTTGGTCAGTCAGAAGATATTAAGATAATATTAGATTTTTAAAGGTATAATAAATGTCAATCGAAACCAATCTCAACCAAAGCCCGTTCTTTGATGATTTCAACGAAACGAAGAATTTCCACCGTGTTCTTTTCAGACCTGGATATTCAGTTCAGGCAAGAGAACTAACTCAGCTTCAAACTATTCTACAGAATCAAGTAGAGCGGTTCGGCGATGAGGTTCTAGACCAGTCGACAATCATCAATGGTTGCGATGTTGAAATCCAGAAGTGGGATTTTGTAAGATTGCGCGACAAAGACGCGGATAATACGGTCGTTTCTCTCCCTTCTTTTTTCGACGGCGGCGTGATCGCGAACTGTACTGTAACAGGCGAAACAAGCGGTGTCACGGCAAGACTATTGTCGATTTCAGAAGGTTCTGAATCTGCTGCTCCGAACTTCTTGACCGTCCACGTTTCATATACAAACTCTGGAACTGACAAAAGTACCAAAACTTTTTCAAGCGATGAGGTTTTGACATTCAAAACAACGTCAAGTACCAGCGATACCGAAACATTTAGGGTTGCGGCAAAAACCATAGTGAACGGCACCGGCGGCTATGCGACTACTGGTAATGGTCTTGGCGCAAGGGCAACGGAAGGTGTTATTTATTCTAAAGGACATTTCATTCGTTCGGAAGACCAAAGCATCGTTGTCAGTAAGTATACCACAAACCCAAGCACCAAAGTCGGCTTTGAGACGATTGAAACAATTGTTGATTCAAACGCTGACTCATCGCTTCTTGATAACGCATCCGGCGCGACCAACTATACCGCGCCTGGAGCTTCTCGCTTAAAGATATCGACCAAGCTAAAAACAAAGAGTCTAACAGACGCTAACACCGCAGGGTTCTTTGTCATTTCAGACATCCAAGATGGTGAAGTGACTCGCGATTACACGGACACAGGGTATGGTGACCTTGGTAGAGAAATAGCGAGAAGAACATATGAGGAATCCGGCGACTATGCTATAGAGCCTTTCGCTGTAAGGGTTGAAGAGCACTTGAGAACATCCGTGAACGGCGGCATCTACAGTTCATCTTCTTCCCCAGTCGCAGGTGACCGTAACAAACTGATCGTCGAAGTCGAGCCTTCTATTGGATACGTCAGCGGGTACAGAACAGAGCTAGTCAGCACTGTGCGCGAAGAAATACCAAAAGGTCTAGAATTTGATGTAAAGAATGACGTTGTTGTCGGGCAAAATTATGGATCGTATGTCTTGGTCGATGAGGTTGCGGGATTTCTTGACTTTCAAGGGTTTGAGCAAATTCAACTACGCGCTGCCAAACAGACCGCGATCACGCAGCACGAATCTGGCGACAATACTCCGACATCTGGGACGCATATTGGTTTTGCTCGAGTGAGGGGTATCGAATATCATTCTGGGAATTCTGGAACTCCGACAGGTCAGTTTAAGGTATTCTTGTTTGAGATCGAGATGTTCTCTGGTTATGAGTTCTCGGCGACTAAAAGTCTTGCCGGCAAGGGTAGTACAGATCCAAGATTTAAGGGCGATACCATCCTTGAGGACGGCAAGACAGTTCTGAAAGAGCCGAGCCTGCTGCCTGCAATTTTCGATTTACAATCTAGCGGCGTAAAAACGTTAAAAGATGCGGCTAACAGCGTACAAACTCAGTATGTGTACAGAAACGAAAAGACAGTAGATTTCCAGGCAAATGGCGCAGACGCAACCGTTACTGCCAACACCGCACATTCAGGCGGTACAAACGGCAACAACGAAACAGGCGACCCTCTTAGTGCTTCAACCAAGAGATCTATCTTGGTCATAGCCAACGAAAATGGGAAAACGATTGCTCAGGCAGGCACTGTCACTCAAAGCGCAACCACAGTCACAGGCATCGGCACCGCTTTTGATACAGCTTACAAAGTAGGAGATACTGTTCAAATCGGAGCTGATGGCGCTAACGGCGGTGATGACGATTATTTGGTCGTCATCACCGCCATCACCTCGGCCACTGTGATGACGGTTCAACAGAGTTTCACAATATCATCGGCTGCAGCCCACTATAAAGTTTTCAAACAAGGGCACATATTTGATTCGGCAAACACGTCAATCGTCTCTACAGCTTCTTCACATACGGTTAATCTGGGACAACGTACATTCCAGAGCAACATTACTTGTAGGGTTGTGTTCAATACGCTCCGATCAAATGCATCGCCGACTAGCAAAACTATAAACAAAGATAAATTTGTTCACATCAACACTCAGCCGGTAAAACCAGGAACTGTTGAGCAAAGTGGCGTAACAATCACAGGCAGCGGAACTACTTTTCACACCCATTATTATGTTGGGGCAAAGATCGTTGTGGCAGACACAGCTGCGCAGGTCATAACCAACATCAACGGTCAGGTGATAACGGTATCGGGTTCTGGTCAAACTGTAAGCGCTGGCGCATCGCACGCCCAAGACACCAGCGATGGACCATGGTATCTTGGTGTTCCTGATGTTCTTAAAGTTTCTAATATTTACTATGGTGACAAGACTGGCGTAACAGTTTCTGATCCAGATGCTCGCAAGCACTTTGTTCTGGATAATGGCCAGAGGGATACGCACTATGAAACAGCGCGTATAATCAAACGCCCAGGATCAACCTTAGACACATATAACAAAGGGTTTATTGTCAAATTATCGTATTTCGGCAGAGATCGATCTCAAGGCGATGGCTTCTTGACTATCGACTCTTATCCGGTAAACGATGCAAACCCCGAAGCGTCAAACGCTATCGCAACTTCCGAAATACCAACATACACCAGTAAAAGCGGATACGGTACTGTGTTTGATCTGCGCGATTCTGTTGATTTCAGACCGTCGCGAACACCAAATGCAATATTGCCGTCAAGTGTAGGAACGCAAGCCGGTGCTCCGACCAATCCAGGCAAAGGTGCAACCTTTGATGTATCCTCTGCGGGTTCTTATTTCCCCACGGCTGGAGAAAACTTTCAAGCTGACGTACAGTCATATCTGCCCAGAATTGATAAAGTAACTTTAAGACCTGACGGTCAAGTTTTTGTTATCAAAGGCGCTTCAGAAATAAGCCCGAAAGTTCCGAGGGACGCCGAAGGCTCTATGACTTTGGCTACGATTTTTGTGCCACCATATCCATCTTTGTCACCAGAAGCGGCATTGTTCTATTCAAAACCCGAATATGAAGTGCGAACAAATCGTAAAAACAATCGTAGATTTACGATGGAACATTTGCGCAAATTACAAAAGCAGGTTGTTCATAATCGCTTTTTGATAGACCTGAATGCTGCTGAAATTGAGGCATTAAAGGCAAGTTTGCTGAGGGATGATGATCCGATTGGCGCTCCAGAGCCGCCGATTGATGTTATTGTGGTCGATCCATTACCACCATCGCCGGTTGACGACGATTCAAACTATGGCCTTTTGAATACTATGCGTCCAGGTTCTTTGAGGTTTAGTGAATCACCGCTTAGACCAATTCCAAAGTTGCAAGATATTGAAATGCAGCTGAGAGACGGTTATGCGGGTGTATCGGTGGGCGCCACTCAGGTAAGCCTTACGGAAACAGGTTATGCGACATTGATAGATCAACCATATGCCACAAGGCAGCGCAGGGTATCGGTAAAAACTACCACACCCGCTAAATTGTTTAACGGTCAAATGACGATCGATAAGCCAGTTTGCAGGCTTCAACAATTGCCCGATACTGCGCCACCAGCGGCAGCGCCTTCTCCTGTAGACACTACGGGCGGCGGCACGGGCGGCACTATTACAGTCACCACTCCCGCAGCAGATCCAGGTGCTGGTGGCAACGCAAGCTATTTCAATCCAGGTGGATGGGGCGGATATGGCAGTTACTAAATACTATTTTATAGGGAATCTTGAAACATGAGCGATTCAACAAAGGCGTCTTCGTCCGAACTCAAGCTGATCGAACAATACAAGAAGGCGGGAGAGGACTACACAGGTCTCGCCGAGTTCAGCGACATATCAAAATTCAACGATGGATATGCGGACTATACAATCAAATCGCATGGTCCTAGAGTCGCGGGTTGCAGGGGTCTCAAGCCTGATACTAAAGTGTATGTTCGTTTTGACGGCAAGAATCTTGCTGATTATGTCAAACCATACCACTCAGATTATACAACAGCGTCTGGTGGACTGAGCTATGGTGATCAACTGGTCACAAACTCTAGAGGTCAGGTAACATTCCATTTCAAAATCCCTAACGATGCAAACCTAACATTCAAGGGCATGAAGCACTTGTTGGAAGTGAGCGATGTGCCGCCGCCCGTAGGGAGCGGAATCAGTTCGGGTAAGGAAGGAGCAACAACTCGTTGCGGGCAGTTCTATTACACCCCATCAAACAGAGATATTGAAAACGAAGAAGAATATAAAAAGCAAATATCTTCTTTGGCAGGTACGGAACTAACAGCCGATGCTTCTGCAACAATTGTGAAAAATACAGCTGTTGCTGCAGAGGTACCAGATTTCTTATCGCAATCATTCTTTTTGAGTAAAGGTAAGAAAGAAACAGTTTCCATAAAGTATATCGATTTATTTTTCTTGAAGAAACCTTACTGGACGGGCGCAGGTATCACTGTTCAGATTAGAAAAACAGGTAAACAAGGCAGACCAACAGATCATGTTTTGGCGCAGTCTATCGAGTTGACGGGAAGTAATATTAAAGAATCTAATGACGGCGATGGGACAACAAGGTTCTCTTTCGACGACCTCGTAGTGTTGAAGAATAATGAGCAGTATGCTATTACAGTAATCCCCAACGAAAAAGCGACAGATTATAAAATTTGGACAGCGCATTCCGACGATAAAGTCGTCAGTACATATGGTTATGGATCAGCTCCGTATTGGGGTCCAAGGGTAAGAGCGCTATATGGTTCTGCGACAGGCGATCAATGGGCTAAACTGCCGAGAGAGCGTTTGAAATTTGATATTCATTATGCTCAATTCGACACTAGCGTCACGTCCACTACAGTATTGGAGAACCAAAAGCTAGAGTTCTTAGACATCACAAACATCATACCGGCAGGAAAGCCAACGGGAACAACAGGGTTCCAGGTTGATGAAGAAGTCTTGGGGGAGAGTATTCTTGCGATAACCACAACTGATACGTCCCTGACTATCGGAGATATAATTACAAATGCGGTCGCTAAAGACAATGCATTGTCTAACGCAAACCGAGGCACATATGCCCATGGTATTGTTAGATCCGCTCCGGTAAGAGCTGGGGGC